CAAATAAAATTTCTGATGTATTTTCTGTACTTGGTTGTACTGGAATTGTACGAATCCATTTTATATTTGGATTATCTTTAAAATTTGGACTACTCGGGCTATCACTAAATGGTATTTTACCTGTACGTAATTCTCGTATTCTTGATGCCCTACCTGCTAAATATACAGTTGCAATACCAGGTGGTGTATCTGGATATATGTATACAACTATTACTCTAGTTCCATCAGCCTCAACATAATTTAATATTTCATGATAAATTGGATTGTCTTGTGCATCCAATATTTCAGTATGTATAACTGAGTCAGGTACTAGTACATTACCTTTAGCTCGAAGTTTAATTATATTTTTACCCGCAGTAAATTTTCTTGGAAATTCTGTTACTTGGAAATACCTATGTGATGTTCTTGACTTATCTACCGCATTTACTGGTAAATCGTTTAAACGCCTTCTTCCTATTATTTTCTTTATCATAAATATTCCTCTTACGGGACCATATGGTCATTGTAAACTACGGGACTACTTCTCCAATATAGATGGTAGTGAGTGTAGTTAAGAATTCTTTATTATAAATATGGAGGTGGGTTAAGAATATGAAATTTTTGAGTATCCATTTGTCTTTTTTATTTCAACAAGTTTATCTACAATGTCTCGCATACCTTCAATATGAGAAATACACATAATAAATCCAAATTGTGATTTAAGATAATCAAATAAACTATACATTGAATTTAAGTTATCTGAATCTAGTACTCCAAATCCTTCATCTATTGCAATAAAGTTTGGTCTTGGAAGACTTGATACATTAATTAATGAAGTCCTAATTGCTAATGATGAAATAAACTTTTCCATACCAGATGTTAATTCTAATGGCCAGAAATTATCATCATCATATACAATATGAGCATTAATATTCTTTCCATCTGTATGTAATACAATTGTAAATTCAACTATTTGATTAAGTATATTATTTATTTCAGCTTCTATCTGCGGAAGAGCTTTTGTTATTAAATGATATGGTACTCCATTTCGCTGTACAGCTTTTTGGTAGTATTCATATCCTTGATATTGTTGTTCTAATTCTTTTAATCTACTAATTCCATCTAATGCATCTTTTTTAGATTTTTCAGCCATTTTTAATTTACCTGATAATATTAGTAGTTTTGAATCTAATTGTGTTAACTCAGTATTAACAGTTGATATTTCTTCTCTAATTTCTTGTATTTCAGAATTTTTAGTTTTATTATATATAATATTATCTTTCTGATTTTCAGATTTTTTTAATCTAGTTCTTTCATTTTTAATATTATTATTAACTGTTTCAATATCCCATTCTGCAGATTTTAACTCATGCTCCTTAGCAATTAATCTTCCGTTACTTATTCCTAATGAATGTTTTAGATCTGAAAGAAGTTGTAACTTTTCTTTTGGCATATTCTTTTCAATGTCAATGATTGTCTCAGCTATATCATCAATATCAAATAATATCTGTTGTTCTTCATCTATCAATTTTGGTAAATAATCTGCAATTTGTTTAGTTTCTTTTAACCATGGATTGGCCATACAAAAACTACAATTTTCATCCCATTCATGTTTATCCAATTTAGATACCATTTTTTGTGCATGTTGTATCTTTAACTGTTTTACCTTTAATGAATTTTTTAATGTAATGACACTTGCTTTATGATTTGTTAAATCAGCAATTTGTTTATTTAATAAATCAACATCAACTTTATTAATCTTTTGATTAATTTCTTTATTTAATTTTTCTTCAGACTTTATTATATCCTTTTGCATTTCTAGATCCGATTTAGAAAGCCCCAATTTATCAACTAATTTAGTTATTTTATATTGAATATCAACTGGCTCATCTAGTGTATCATCTACCTTTTTAAGTTCTTTTGTTAATGAAAAAATGATATCATTTAAATTAGTCTTCATTTCTTCATGTTCAGTTTTATCAACTTTCATTTGTTCATAAGAACCAGTATATTGAGTTATAATGTCCTTTGCATTTACAAGATCTGTTGAAAAATCTTTTCTTTTATATTCTCTAATTAATGCAGAGGTCTCTCTAATATCCTCATGTCCAATTAAATACTGTTGTTCAAATATATCAATATCTAAAAATTGTGATAATAAATCTTTTCGTTCTCTTTGAGTTTTATCAATAAATCCTGTATTGTTATTTTGTAAAGATAATGCTGTTAATACAAAATCTTCATATGCACCTAAATATTGTCTTATATTTTTATTTGTAGTATCTCGTTGATCACCATTTAAATTTTCTTCGGCGCCTGATTTATCTGTTCTCCAAAAATTTACATCAACCTTAACATGTCCCCTATTATTTTTTATTCCTATCCGTTCAATAAAATAATTATATCTTCCTAACTCAAATTCAAATTTACATGCAAATCTAGATTTTTTATTATTTAATACATGCACAGCCTTTTTTGTACGACTACACCTATCAAAACATGTAAATGCTAATGCATCTAGTAATGTTGATTTTCCTGATGCATTTGGTGCAAATAATCCATAGGTACCATTCATGTTTGAAAAATCTATTATATTATCTTCTCCATAGCTAAACATATTTGAGAACTCAAACTTTTTAGGTTGCCATGATATATTACGTGTTAAAGTATTTGTTGGTAACTTACTATGTACTGTCCTATTGATATGTCTAATAGTATCTAATAAATTATCATCAAGTGCATATTCATCTGATAAGTATTCTGAAATTACTTTGTTCTGCCATTCAACATCTCGCACATTTCCAAAATTAATTTTATTTTTTGCATCTGTAGTATTAATTGCATTTATTCTTTGGATTGTAATATCTTGTACTTTATACTTTGATTTAATATCTGCAATTATTTGTTTTAATGTTCCAGAATCTGTATCCTTTACTTTCAATCTAAGTCTTGGCTTTTTTGGTACTCTTGAATTTAGATTAGTTATTTTACCATTATCAATCTCATATGTATAATATCCATAATCATTTTCAATTTCAACAAATTCTGATTTACGGGTGTTTAGATCCCATACCATTATTCCATGTCCTAAAACCTCACCATGATTTTGTTGAATCAAAGATCCTGCATATGCAATAGTCTTATCAACATCTAAATATTGTGGTTTATGTATATCACCTAATAATGTCAAATCATGTCCAATAAACATATCTGTGGTTACATGAGTATTACTTAAAGTGAATCCTGCATCTGTTGATGCATTGTGTACTGATCCATGATGGAGAGCAATTTTATAATCTCCTTCAAAATCGGATGCATTAATATAATTTATTGGTTTTTCATCGACCCCCATAACGTTAAAGTGTACACCCTGGACCTCGTATATTCCGTTGTCTTTAAGATAGTGTATATTCTTATGGTTGATGGCGTTAACAATAGGACTTAAGGCATCTAATCTAAAGTTATTATTTAGATTACAGTCATGATTACCTAAAATTATAATTGTAGGTAAAATATCTGCTAAGTTTGTAAAGAATTCTGATGTTATATCAATTAACTCTGGTGACATATCTGTCTTGGCATGTACTATATCTCCTGCTACATATATAACATCGTTATCAGCTTTTGTCTTTTTAATATACGAATATAATTTTTTAAATACTTCTCTATATTCTTTGTGTCGTTTCACATTCCTAATATGTACATCTGCTATGTGATATATCTTATTTATCATATTCCCATTATTCTTTGTTCCATTAACCATTCAGATGTTAGTTTTACTGTATTGGCTAATAAATTGTTAATTTTTCCAAATCCTACTTCGCTTGGATCCTTTTCTTGTAAGTCTACAAAATATACATCTACTCCATTGGCCATGAAATATTCTGCAGTTTCAATAGCTTGTTTACGTGCATCTTGATCGAGGCATATATAAATTGTTTTTACATTATTTTCTATAATTCTATGTTTTAATTGATCTGGAATTGTTTTTCCAAATAATGGAATTGCATTTCTTCTTATTGCAATTGCATCAAAAGCTCCTTCAACTAAACATACTGGATAGTTCCAGTTTATATGTAACTCAAATCCTACAATATCTTTTGATACGTATGGATTCTTATGTTTAAAATTATCATCTTCATAATACGCTCTTCCTACAAAATAATTTAATACACCATTTGCATCATAACTTGGGATTATTATTTTACCTGAATATAAACCCTTTCTACAATATCCAATTCTATATTTTAATATATCATGTATTGTAACTCCTCGTTTTTTAAGATAATAAATCGCATTCCTATATGCTGGTGATTTTGTATCTAATTTCCATAATGGTCTAAATTCTGCAGGAAGTTCAACGGCCTTTGTATTAGTTGTTGTAACCTTTGGTCTATATTCTGTCTCTTCTATATACTCAAATAATTTAGATATCTTATGTCGTTCTACATTTAATTTTTTAAATAATGTAATAATCTTTCTACCAGCGGCATTACATACCCAGCAATGCCAATGTTGAGAATCGATATCAACTTCTAATTTCTTTTTATTGTGATGACAGAAAGGACAATTAAATGCTACATTGCCTCTAGAGGTAGACTTACCTTTTCCTAACACAGTCTCTATCAATGACAATAATTTAAAATTTCTCATATAGAAATATAACGAAAATATTTCAAATAACCTAATTATTTTTCAGAAAACCATCCTTCAGGTATCATTTTCTCTGCCCATGGAATTCCATGTTTATCACAATAAGATCCGTATGTAGTTTTAGAT